CATGAACGCCATGATGAAAATTGATGCAAAGCGTCAAGACATGGAGTTAGACCTAAACGCGATGTTTAGATTCATGGTTGAAAATTTCGTAGTAAAGACTGAACCAAGTCTTTCTGCGATTGATATTTTACGACTCACGCCGTATATCGGCAATCAATTGAAAGAGATTCTCCCAAACCCGTTTTCGGCTTTAGAGGAGGATGAAGAAAAAAACGGAGACTAAAGGGGGTATTGAAGGGAGGACAGGCTTCTCCTTCTGATATTTCCCTAGTTATCGTTTATACTTTAGCGAAAGCATTATCAATAAGCCCCCTAGAAATATACAAAATGCCGCATTCTATGGTTATGGATTTATTATCAGTTCATAGAGTAGTTTTAGAAATTGAAAAAGAAGAATTAGATAAAGCAGAAAGGCAAATCAAACGGTGATGATATAATGTTGAACAGGAAACAACTTGATGACCTGAAAAAAACATTTAATCAATTAAATGCTTCATTATCGGAAATGACGCGGCAACAAAAAATTGCCGCTACTGCTTCTAATATACAAAGAAGAGAAAATGAAAAACTAAATAAAGTTGAAAAGGAATTAGATGTTAGTTTTGAAAGAAGAAGCAAAGCACTTGCTGAGTCAATTAAACTTTTAAATCGTCAAGGAAAAGCATTCGAATTAACGAACAAAGCATCGAGAAAAGCATTTCTAGAAGCAAATAAAGGTGCTAACATCTTTGAATTCTTTGATTTAGCCTTATCTAGCACTAATGAGCAAGTAAAAATCTTTGGCTTAGAAGCATCAAACGCTAGAAAAATTATGTATGGATTTTTACCGCCCGGAATGTTTAGAGCAGTAAATAAACTTTCAACTGCTTTTAGAACTCTAGGTGGCATAACTAGAAAAATGAAAGAAGGCAAAGAAGGTTCATTTTTAGGAAATATTGGAAAAATAGGAAAAGCCCTTCCATCGTTTAAAAATATTCAAGACCTGCAATATGGTGAAGTTATTGATAAAACTCCATTAATGTTCCCTGAAATGGCTGGATTTGACATGGGCGGGCAGTTTAAATCAAAGAAAAGGACATTCAAAGGAATGATGAAACAAGGAATGGTTCAAAGAAAAGAAGCCATGCAAAACATGAGAGCAGGAGTCAGAGCCTTCTTCGCTAATCCAAAATGGAAACTTGCTGGCAAATCTTTCTCTCTATTTGCTAAAGGTTTAGGAAAAGCACTATTTAAGTTTGTTGTGATGGGAACTATTTATATTACTCTTTTCTTTGGTTTATTGTGGATGTTTAAAGGGCCTATTATGAAAGGTTTTGAATTTGCATCAAAGGTAGTTTCATCATTTTTACCTATGATTATTGAGGGCTTCTCTGATGTTTGGCAGGGCATAAGTGAAATCTATGAAGGACTCATGCAGGGCGATTTCATTAAAATGTTTGGCGGAATGTGGGAAATTATTTGGGGCTTACTTCAAATTTCATTTGGTATCTTTACGGGGCTAATATCTACCGTTCTTGCTTTTTTAGTTGGTATTGCAGGAAAAGCCCTTACACAAGGACTTAGTTATGTTTTCAATATTCTTTCAGGAACAACTACCTTGAAAGAGAAAATTATTAGAATTTTAGTGATAGCAACCGTTGTATCTGCCTTTATCTTCGGCCTTCCTGTTATTCTTGGTGCAATTGTTGTTGGAGCAGTAGCGTCTCTTTTGGTTAAGTTAGGTATTAAAAAGTTATTAGATAAAATTCCTTTCTTTGCTAACGGCGGTGTTTCGGCGGGTGGTCTTGCAGTTGTGGGAGAAAGAGGCCCAGAACTAGTCTCATTACCAAGAGGTTCAAAAGTTCATTCAAATGCTAATTCAAGAAAAATGGCTGGTGGAACAGTAAATAATTTCAATATTACTATCAATGCTAAAGATACTTCAAAAGCAGAAATGAGAAGAATGGCCGATGAAATCGGACGAATGATTAACTCAAAGATTAACAGAAGCACTTCTTCAAGCACATTTAGGTGATTTAAATGAGTTTTGTTTATCTTAAATTACAAGAACATAGCGGTAGTAGTTCATCTATTGACACTATACCATTGAAAGTAAATAGCGTGAGCGTATCAGTTGATAAAACAATTCCTGCGATTCCTATTCCTTTAAGCGGTTTAGCCACAGGAGAATCCACCACGGTTGCTTTAGATTTAGGAATGTCTAATAAAAGGATTTCATTAAGTGGTTTTATTGTTGATACAGAAATACGCAGAAGCCACACTAAATCAGGAGGAAGCGCGACCAATTTAACCTTTACAGCACAGGAAATTGCTCAAATGATTGCTTCGGGCGTTGATTCAACAGGTCTGGCTTCTTATCAAGCAATTAATGAATTAGTTGTCTTAATGGATTCAAAGGTTGATGAAAACTATTCAGCAAGAGCAAGCACAGTTCAAATTCCTTTAACTTTTAAATCAAGAGGAAATTCTTTGGAAAAAGACAATACAAATGTAATAAGAGCAGGAACTTTTCCAACATCATCTACATCAAAGGGACTAAGTGGATTTATTCAAAGTTTTTCATACGAAATGAGTGGAGAAAGCATTGATGTTTCATTTAATTTAGAATTCGTCGTAGCCAATGTTCTTCCTTGAGGTTTTATTATGTCATATGCTATTTTCACAGGAAAACAACGCTCGCTTGTTTTTCCGATTATGTGTAATGGCTTTTTGACTTTGGATTATACCGATAACATCGCCTCATCAGGAACAGGTATTCCCTATGGTCTTTGGGACTTGGATGATAATTTTACCTTTGAATGTGTTTTGACTCCCTACGACATCAACGGATTTGGAACTCATAGCACAAGTGGAGATTCTTTTCTTTTGACAGGATTATCAGATTATACAGGAAGCATAAGTAAAGTCAGTCATAGTGATGGAATTGGCTTTGTTCCTGATACTAAAAAAATTATGCCTGCTTTAGAAAATTCTATTTATACTGCTGGAACACAGAACAATCATCAAAGTGAATTATATTTACCCAGAGCCAGCAGAATTACACATGAAATGAGACTCTTCCACAGCACTAACTTTCAAATCAGTTTAATTAATGACACTCTACATAATGAAAACAATCCAGCAAGGTATAAAATTAAAGTAGGGATTAAATTAGGAACTGCTTCAATGGAATACTTTACGAGCGATGCGGTAATTTTACCTAATGAGGGCTGTCAATACAATTATTTGGTTGCTGGTTCTACTGTTGAAGGTTTTAAAACAGACGGAAAACTGGCATACAGAAAAAATTCTGTTGCTGGTAGTGGTTCTTCAGGGGCAACCGTCAATTACAGCACAGGAAATTCTACTCTTTTTAATAATGCAGAGTTATTTGTTAGACAAAATACTGAATTTGTTTCAATAGGAACAATTGCTTCTTTTACAAGTAGTGTTATTACTTTAAATGCTGATTCTCCTGTTGCTATCAACAATGGTGATGTTTTGTATATTAAACATATTCAAGAACCAAGTTATATCAATAACACTTATCATATTGCTTGTTCATGGGATAACCAAAATAAAGAAGTATTAGTATTTTTTAATGGAAGGGTAGTTAAAACTGGGACTCATACTCAAACAGATTCATTTACAATGGCCGCAGAAGATTTTTATATCGGTGCTAATGGTAGTGGTTCAACAGGAGCAGGTTCAGCAACTACTAATAAACAATTCATGGGAGAATTGCATGAGTTAAGTATTATGAATATTAGAAAAACTGAATTTAGCGCAGTTGATAATCTAATGCCTAATTTAAATAATACTGTTTTATATTTACGATTTGAGGAGGTGGATGAATGAGTATTGCTATTGATGGTGATGATTTTAATGCGCCTACAAATCCTTATCTAATTGATTCTTTAGGTGGTGCTTCTACTGGACACCGTGTTTATGCTGCTATTGCTACACATGGAGAAGTTTCAGTTTCTATTTCTGGCTGGGTTTCGGGCAGTTCTATAACAGAAAATCAAAATTTAAATACAACAAAAGGATTTAGAATCAAGTGTTATGATTCCCTCACTACGACAGGAATTAGATTTAATCCAAGCACCTCTGACCTAAATGCTAATGATTACTTTGTTCTTTTATATTCTGATAAACCATTACAACACCATTTAGCAAAAATTACAGAAGTGCTTACAGAAGATGAATATGGAGATGCCTTTGAATTTGAGCCAAGATTAGGAAATGAAATTCCAAAAGACACTAAGTTTGTAATTTTTACAATGACAAAGAATACAGATGTTGTGGCTGTTTCAATGGGTATGAAACAAGACGATGATTTGGGGAGTTCTTCTAATAACTTTGAAGGTGAATTAGTTAGAAGATTACCCGTTTCTAGGCCACTATTTTACTTTTATAACAGTTTATTAGATAAACCAAATCAACTAGACCATAATACAAAATATATGGTTCTTAGAGAGGTCAATGATGCTTCTTCTACTAATGGTGCTACATTAACTAAGGCTGATGATAGCCTACCTTTTACTACTGTTCAGGACTTTGGTAAAATAATTATTGATTACAGTAAGTTCAGTTATAGCATTACAATGACTGATAAGTTAAGAGATTTGGACGATGATGCTACAAATTCTGTATCAAATGAAGGAACTCCATCTTTTAATTCTACTCTCGCAGTAGATTCCGAAGATTATAGTGGTAAATATATCAATGCTACAAGAGAAGCAGAAGATACTATTGACTCTACTCATTTAAATATGAGATATACTGGGCCAAAAAGATATTTACATTATGATTTTTCACCAACAAAATCTAATCGTCTTAATAATGTTTACGACCACACAAACACAGAATCTATTGACGGAAAAGGTGGTTTTGCAGAAACATCTATTATTGATAATGGTAGAATTATGCCAAGAAAAATTAAAGAATTTGATGCATATCGTGTAAGACATCTTATTCATCGTGGAGGGTTTAATGATTTCTTTTCATTAAAAGCAACACTTAATTCTATTTCAGGTTCTACTTTAATTTTTAATACCGAATACGCGATAGAGGACTTTTTAAATGATGGAGATGAAATTAAAGTAGATAACAAAATATTCATCTATAATGGGGTGGGAACCTTGTCGGGAAATACGCAGACAGTCGGTGTGAAGAATGACGGCGTGAACCCGTATGTGAGAACCGAGAATGAAGGCATTTTCACCGCACAGGCGACGACCCTAACAAGCGGAGTTGCGCTCCAAAGACGAGCATATAACGCAAAAGATAAGACACTTATGCTTGATATGTCATTACTTAATGACAGGTTCAGTAAGATATATGTCGCTTTTACATCATTAAACCATAATGAAAGGTTTGCTACAATTACCGCTTGTGATGCCACAAAGGGTCTGCTCACCTTGTCATTTGATGATGATTCATATACTTACAATGCATTAAGTTTTGCTAAGGGGCAATATCAAATTTTTATAGAAAGATTTAACGGTGAAGTTGAAAATATTGAAAACAAAAAAGAAAATGGGCAAACTATTATGGAGATACAAGGTAGAGATAAGTTTAATAAATTACTTTCTCCCGTTGTAAATTTAAATACTTTGTTTAGCGAAGATATTATTTATTCTACAAACAGTCCTTATAATAAATTAGTTCGTATTATTTCTAACAATCTAAGTATTTCTTTAGGAGCAGAAACCTTAGCAACGGGTATTGCTGCTTCTTCCTTTGAAGTGATTCCACAGCAAGGAGATAAAATTTTCACAGCCTTTGGATATATTGGAGAAATCACTTCTACTTCAGGCACAGGTTCTAGTCATTTAACTCTTAATTTTACAAAAGCATTAACAAGAGCCGTTTCGGAAGTAATCTATGTTGATACTGAAAAGAATTATGTTCTTTCAAAAGCCCTCGGTGCTTCTCACCTTGCTACCGACAAACCGACTTCATTAACGGGTGCAGCAAATAAAGGTTTAATTTTTACTTCAGGAAACAAAATTACTATTTCAACTGGTGCTGAAGATGAAACGCTTGTTTCAACGAGCGCAAATACGAATGAAGGAGCAGTAGGTTATGCAATCAATAAGCCCTCTTCTGTTTCTAAGGATTCTGCCTTTCAATGTCTTTTGAAAGACGAACATGGTAGTGCGGGTTCTTCTACATTTGATACTGTAAATACTTTAATTGATTTTGAAGTGGTCTCAACCGCTACAAACGACAATATCACAGAAATTGAATTAGCCCCTTATGTGCCCATAACTTTGGGAAGATATGCAGAATATCATTTTAATAAAGATGAATATGTCTTTACAGAAATAGCGACCGTTTCTGGTATTCATTCTGTAAATCCCGATGTATTTTTCACAACCGAAACCGCAACTGCTTCTACATTAAAGAAGGATAATCCGCTTTTTGCTGGAGATTCTAAAACATTCGTTGGCAAAGTATCAAATGTTGTTATATCTAATACTACTGATTTAAGTTCAGTTCAATATACGGTTTATTTGGATAGAACAAATTTTAATTTTACAATAGGAGATAAAGTATTTACTGCCAATATTCCAACGCATAATATTGCTACTGTCAATTCTGCTCATCTTTGGGGAGGAAAAATAATTTCTACTATTCATCCTCTATCCGACGCTACTTTTGGAACGCTACCATTGGATATTGAAGATACTAACGGCTCAACAAGTTATACTAGGAAATATGGTAGTTCATTATATAAGCCTACATTTAGTGCTTTTGGTAATTTTGATTTAAACCTAGAAAGATTGTTTCTTTCTTTTACTTCTTTCTATGGCCCAAATAAACCGATATATTCAAACAGTTCTTCTCTTTCTCAATTAATGGGAGCATATCACCTTAAACCAAATACGGGTTCAAATAACTATGTTTCTTGGGACACCGCTGCAATTACTACATATAGAACACTTTTTCCAGAAAATAGAGGTCAAACTAGCACCTTTGGTTCAAACTCTACTGATTTTAGAATACATGATACACATGAAAGAAGCGCACACATTAGTGCTTATAGTGCTTATACAAATAGAAAATACTTTATACAAGACCAGTCTGCGCTAAGACTGTTTCTATATGTCAATTCTGATTTATTACCGTATTCTTCTAAAAGAAAAGATAGCATATTTGATGGCAATAAAACACTAAATAACTATAATCTATTTTTAACTGATGGAAAAGAAATTGGTGATGTTTCTGTTGGTGCAGGAAAAATTAAAAAATTAAAGGATTCTAATTTCCAAACAATGAATTTTACATCGGAAGCCACTTTATCTGGTCTTAAAAGATTTGGTATAATGAGGCTTACTGAAGTTTGTTATGACATGTTTTTTAATTTAGTAAATCCAGAAAAGCCAATAAAAAGATTCGTGGAACAAAGTCTATCTACAAATACTCAACACCATCATGCTGTTTCATTAGGTGATATTACTAGCATTTCAGGAACAACAATTGAATTTGATTCTGCACCAAGCCCTGCTTTGAGTAATGGAGATAGAATACATGATGAATTTGGTAATTTTATAGGAAGCATTAATGGCTCAATTAACTCTACTCAATATTCATTACAGGCCAAGGGAGTTTTAACTAATTCGGGTTCTGCGGCAACTAAAGCATATCTTGTTACTCTACTAAATGCTGAAATGAAAGGCAGAAATAGAATTGATTCTTTTGATGATATTAGCGAAGATGAAGTTCATCCATTAAAAGTTGCTATTACACCAAAAGGAACCGCATATAAAGCAGGACTTCCAGCAAATGCAGAGATTGTTTTACCTGCAATTGTTAAAGGAACTTTTCTTACAAATGCTTCAGGTGGTCAGCAGCAAATGATTGCTGATTTTGTCAATTCTAGTAAGGCAGGAACATACAAAAACATGAGAGGAGTTGTTTTAAATAGATTTAGTATTGAAGATGGTGGAAAATATAAAGTTCATGTTGGTGCTACTACATATCCTTCGGATGGTCAAAATACTTTTACTAGTATGGTTACCGCTGGTTCATTAAGCCATGCAGGTTTAGTTATAACAAATACCCGACATTTTAAACAATTTGATGATACTGCTGCTTTTAATGGTTCTACATCAAATTATGAAAGCACCGCAGTTGATGGTGCATATATGGTATTTAAGCCCATTCTTAGATTAGATTCGGCTGGAAACAACATGAGTGCAAATACTACTATTACTTCTTCTAATGGAAATGTGCATCATGCCACCATTGATACTACGCAAAATAATGATGAAAATTCATTTTTAAGATTTGTAGATTTAACAGGCTGTTATTTAGTTCCAGAAGCAGGTGTTAAGGACCAAACCACTATTACTAAATCTGAAACATATAGAACAATGAACGACATGGAAGTATCTGAATTAATTTATATTATTTCGCACGAACCAGATGATAATACTTCTAATATTGATAAACATCACTTAATTACAGATGTAGCATTAACAAATGACACGAATTATAGAATTTTACAGCCTAATGAAACATTTTCTTATTCCTTTTTCCCAGATACAATTAAATTAAATACTATGAGTCATAAATTTACTAAAACAGCAAATTCAAATGAAGTTTACGAAATTGACGAAAGTTATATTTTAAAAGAGACACAAGATAACAGTATTGACTCCACTACAAATGATGAGGGTATCTTGTCCATGTTTGTTGCTATTGATTTAGACAGACAAAGCACAGATACAGGCGTTGTAATTAAAGATAAAGATAAATTTTTTGAAAGTATTCTACAAGAAGGTTCTCATAATTTATACTTTAGCGATGGCAAAAATGGTCAAAAAATAGGTGTAGAAGTCAATGGAGAGAAAGAATTAATTCTTTCAGAACAAACAGATTTAAAAGGAGTGGTGTCTGTTTCGGAAACTTTTGCTGTCTCTTCGAGAGAAACACTAAAAATAGACCCAACAAGAGCCTGTATTGGTTCAACAGTTAGTCTTGGCCTTGAAGGAGAAGATTTGATTAACGAATTACTTGAGCAGGAAGAAATTGAATTTACAACAACTTCAACTAATACTCCAATGTATTTAGCACCAAATTATCAAGGGGTAGATTTGTATTCTGCAATAAGATATGTTCTTGATAGAAAAGGAATGAAACTCGTTGAAGAGAACGATGTATTCAAAATTTTCCCAGAGGATGTGGATTCATTAAGAACAAATATTTTAATTAATGATAGTGATGATTTTTTAATTATGGAGTTTTCAAAAATTACAACTCTCTTTGACTTCTTTAATGAAATTATTGTTTATGGAGACACCCATAAAGCAGTTCGCAAAGACTTACGCTCAATTAACAAAAGAGGAAGAAAAACATTAGAAGTAGTAGACAATACCTTACTTACTCAAGAAGAGGTAGATAAAAGAGCCACTAAACTTTTAAGAATACATTCTCGTCTTAATCAGAAGTTATCTTTTACTATGCAAAATAAAGGAATAAATCAACTACGGGTTGGTGATATTGTAAATGTATCTATCCCTAGAGAGAATATTCAAATGAATGAATACATTGTATTAGAAATGGAACATCAACTTACAGGCTTCATAAAATTAGAACTTGGCCGTTATAGCAAAGACCTTTCCGATATTTTCTCAGAACTACTAATATCAAGTAAAGAAACAAAAGCAGCCCTAAGAAGTGCTAATTTACAAACCAATGTAGTTTCCTTCAATTTCTTGGACACTTTGAACACCAAAGAACTTAAATTACTAGTCCGTAAGAGAAGTGCGGGTGGGGCAGGTAGGACTCTTGGCTTTGGGACGGCGTTAGGCTTTTCTACACCTTTAGGATTTACAGGCGGGGCAATCACGATTACTGATTTAGTGGAGGAAGATTTAGCATGATTACTGATAAACTAAAAGAATTGGTTGCCTCTATTATCATTGATAATACTGATGGTTATTTTGATACTGCAAAGGTCGGACTTGGAGGAAATGCCACAAGCCCGACCGCTACCGATTTAGATGTGCCATTATCTGCTTCTACTACCATAGTAAAAACAAGGTCTTCATTAAATGTTATTGAAGTAAAGGTATCAGTAGCGGGTAATGCGATTCAAGGTCAAGTTATTCGTGAAGTCGGTCTATTTAATGGTAGCGATTTAGTATATAGAGCCAACTTTCAAGGAGTTGGCCCATTTTCCACAACAGAAACATTAGAACTGTTTATTTTGTTGGAGGTTGAGTAATATGGTAAATAATCCAAACTTTTACGGACAAAGCACACATTTAACACCAAACCAAATTGAAGATGGTGTAGATTTCCCGCATACTGGGATAGTTAAAGCACTATCACACGGTTTAGGTCAAAACTATGCAATTAGTGGTTTTAACATTACTGTTGATAGCGCAACACAAATTGATGTAAGCGCAGGAGTTGTTTTTCGTGATGGTAGAAAGTTATCTGTTCTTGGGGCTAATAATCTTGCACTTAGCGCATCATATACAAATGGCTATCATTTACTAGTTGCCCCAATTGAAAGTGATGAAGATAGTGATGGCTCAACTCCCGATACATCAACGGTTGTTTTAAGACCCCCTACTGCGGCTGATAAAGTTCCTCAATATACAGCAGGAGATACTATTATTGCAGTTATCACCCATAATGGGACAGCAAATGTAGGTATTCAATATCTTACTGTTAATAAAACTGAAAACAGTTTAAGTGTTGGATATGATAATAGTGGATATACTGAGGCAGGTAGCATTACTGGCCCATCTGCTGATAGTATGAATTTCGCTACTGCCACAGTAGAAAGAATGGTTTTAACAAAAACCAGCAACGATGTTTCTCTAACGATTAAAACAGATGATACTGCTGATGCTGAAACTGCTACGCTTAGATTACTAAATGCTAGAGGAACTGATTCGGATTTTGAAATCATTCACGATGCTTTCGGGGCAACCGAAATAACAAGTAATCAACCCGATAGTGGAACGAATGTTCACATGAAATTAACAGATACTCCGGCAGTTATCATAAACCCAAACGCCGCAGATATGGATTTCCAAGTTGCAGGTGATACTGTCTCTAATCTAATTTATGCTAATGCTGGAACAGATAGAGTCGGTATTGGGACAAATGCCCCCGAATCTGACTTGCATATCACATCATCAGCAACAGGCAACATTTTCATTCTTGAATGCACAGACGCAGGAACAGCAAGTGGCCCCGATATTTCCATGATACGCAATTCCGCCTCTCCTGCCGCTAATGATTTCTTAGGAAGACTTGTGTTCAAAGGGAAAGATGCGGGAGGAAATATAGATGAATACGCTAACATCAAAACTCAATTACTGGACGCTACTGCTGGTAGCGAAGACATCGCGTATTACTTTCAAGGTCTTATTGCAGGAACAAATCGTCCTTTTCTTGGATTGAAAGGAACGGGCGGAAAGAATGGTAGTGGTGCAGAAGCCTGTATTAATGAACATGGAATTGACATGGACTTCCGTGTTGAAGCAAACGGTCAAACAGAAGCACTCTTTGTTCAAGGAAGCGACGGTAAGGTGGGTATCAACAACAACGCTCCAAGCGTGGAATTGGATATTACAGGTAGTGGCAAGTTCAGTTCCAATTTGGAAATTGACGGTGCGCTTAACCACGATGGTTCTACTGCTGGTTTTTTCGGTGCAACTCCTATCACCAAAATAACTGTTGGTAATATAGCGGCTCCTGCGACAATTAACCCTGATGTTCCAAATAGCCCAACAGCCGCAGAAATCACTAGCACACAAGCGGCTATATTGGCTCTTGAAAATAAATTAGATGCTGTAATTGATGCTTTACAGGCTTTGGGTTTGATTGCTTGATGGTCTATTTGTTTCTTTTAAGTTTTGCATTTGGGTTTGTTATAACTTGGTTCGCAATTGAACCAGAAAAAAGCACGACCATTTGGCTATACAAAAAATAGGCTTAATGATTTTTAAAAAATTCACAAAAGTTAAAAAACCAAAAAAAAAGGAGAGGGAGCCTACGCTCCCCCTCACTTTGTTTTTTCCGACCAAATGGCTTTACAGGCTCGGCATTCCCATAATTTTGTCTGTTCAGTAGAACCGATATAAAAGCCAAGTAATCGTCTCGCTACTGTCTTTTCTTTACAGTAGAAACACTCTTGCTTTAATCCCATATCATCACTTTTGGCTATCTTCGCCCATCAGCCGCTTCATGTATTCTTCAACGCTTTCATCGGTGATATTAGTTCCACCGAAAGCGGCAAAGAACAGAAGCATTAGAACGCTGATGAAAAAGAATAAACCAATCCATTCCCATGTTGTCATTACCACATCACCTCTAATTCTTTATGTTCTCCCTTTTCTAAAGAAAAGGCTTTAACGATACCATTATCTTGTCCATATTTCCAAAGGTCATAAACTAGTTGCGTATCTTTCATACAATACTCTACTACTTCATCAAATTGACCCATCTTCCATAATTTAGGTGCATCAGCACTTTCCATTAATTTAAAATCATTCATAGTGCATTTGACCAAATTTTTAAGTTGAAATCGCTCACCATGTTCTTTCATCAGGATTTTTGAAGTATCAATAAATTGTTGTTCTTTGATATACTTATTGATACAATAAATGTCCATTGAGTCCCTAAGAATAGGTAAATCAAAAGCCTTAATGTTGTGTCCCAACAATAGCCCTCCCTTTTGAAAATGATTATCTAAATCATATTTAAGTTCGGATAGGGGCTTTACAGTATGTCCTGACTTGGCAAAGGATTCAACGGGTTCATCAACATAAACCGTTCCGTTGTTTCCATCCCATGTTGCTACGGTTGAAACTTGAAACATATGGGTATTACCGAAACCACCAATGTCATACGACATATTCTTGGTTTCTAAATCAATAGCCAATACAGACATATCATTCACCGTTAGACCAAAGTTTGCTAATCTTTTCTTCTTCCTTGTTCACCTTTGGTTCCTCGTCAATGTCGGTTCGTCGCTTTAAAAAGCAGACGATTTGCTTATTCGCAACAATTAATTGTGAACAGCACTCCCATCCATCATCGCCATAAGTGTTTAGAGTATCAATAATCACTTTTGGCCCTTTTTCAACTTGAAACACTAGATATGTGTTTTCCCACTTCATTCTTCATCACTCCTTATTAACTTAATGTAAGTCCTATTGCTTGGCCCTTTTTGTTCTTCAAACTTATGTCTAATAACATCAAAGTGCCTATACACTTGCGCTCTTGATTTTTTAGCCTTTGTTCGGACTTCGGTTAAGAGAGTAGTCTTATTGACGAAACCATCGTCATCTTTCTTCATTTTGTTGTAAATGTCCATAAACACCGACTCAAGCGAGTTCTCGGCTATGCTCTTGCGCTTCGCCCGTAGGCTTCGCTCTAGCCAATCAACCAATGTCATATAACATTGTCGGACGATTGTTGCTGCCTGTCGGACATTATGCCCAGTTACGACGAATTGTTGGTCTTTATCTTTAATTGAAGGAGCAGATGCAACACTACAAAGAACAGACATTTTATACAGAATCTTCATCAAACGGGTGGTAAAATTACCCGCAATTTTAGCAACATCGGGTCGGGTATTTTGGAGATACATACGCATACTTTCGTATTCAAGTCTTAGAACTTGATTAAAGTCTTGAGTATATTTCATAGTTTCAAGCGGGTCGCCTCCCACTTGATTAAATCTTTCACGGGTTAATTCGTAAATCTTATACAAAGCATTCGCATACTTATCAATAGGTTGATTGACTTCTTCAACTGTTCCTGCTTTTTCAATTTGCTCAAGACGCATCTTGTGTTGAATAAACTCAGGCACTTCCCACACATACAGAAGCATTCTTTGAAGAACACCTTTTTCGGCCATTACATCGTTAAGGTTGTTAGGTGGATAGGTCATAGCCAAAACGGAACGCTCACAGAAACATTCCATAATCATACCGCCAAAAGAAGTCAAAGCCTTAGAAATAATCCAAGACTCCCCTGCTAATGAGTTCATCAAAGTATTAAGATAAACGATAGAGTTTTCTTTATGTTGGGTTTGTTTGAAGATACCAGAATATTCAAATTCATCCCAATGGGCAAGGCCATTTCCTTCTAAAACTCCTGGCCTTCTTTCAAATTCAATTTCACCATCTTCGTTCTGTTCTTTATCATATCCACCAATAAGAACTGAATCAGTATAATCCGTCAAGCCGAATGTATTGAAAATGCGATTCATTGGTAAGTTATTACGGACAAACGGAGGGTGGTTATTTGCAGAATTAATCATTCCAAATGTTTTTTCTGCTACTGGCCCGACAAAGTTCCACATAGTAGATTTGCCTGTTCCGCTTGTTTGAACCCAACAAAAGTGGATTCGGGTATCTTCATGGTTTCTTCCGTTAGGAATTGTGATAAAATCTTTCACTACTTGACCAAGGATGTTAAAGAAACAAATACCAGCAGGAATATCATTGTAGTGTGATACCTCAACTGCTGATGATTGAAAGTCTCTAACGACTTTGGGCAAGGCTTCGCTAAAAACACCTGCGTTTGTTTCAAATGCTTCCATGTATTCTTCTTCATTATATTCTTCATTCATATTTTCACCTTCTCTTCCGAGTTTAATGTGGAGAGTATTCTGTTGGCTAGGGTTTCTCCGATTCCCTCAATGGCTTGTAATTCATATGCTGAACACTCACCTATTTCCATAATAGAGCCAAATTGTTTTATTAATTCTTTTGCTTTCTTAATTGATACGCCTTTAATGCTGGACAATAAATCCAGTCGCAAATCATCAGTAGTTAATCTCTTGAATACTTGCGGTGCAATTACATCTCTTGTTATTGGTTTCATTTTGCATACTGCTGTAATAACCAAAGCCGCTTCTTCTTCTGTTTCAACCCATACTGGTTTTACATCTGTATCAAGAATTAATCTACCAATTGCACCAAGAAATTTATTGTTAAGCATAATACTTCTTGTTCCAATAGGCATTTTACTTTCGGAGTTCTCAATTACATTCATAATCGCTTCGTCCAGACTACCATGAATAATCACTACATTTGTTTTATAGTGCCTATCCATGTTGTCAATTTGAGTCCATAATCTTTTTGTCATTACTGAACCTAAAAAGTCTGTTGTTGATTTTGCTTCAAAACAAACATCGTCATAGATGTAGTCTCCTATCTCAATCCAACGCTGTTCGTATTGTATATTTAAGCCCTTTGCTTTTTGCATGACTAGTTTAGCCAATTTAGACTTCTCCCTTGAATCAATTACTAGCATTTGAATACCTCCAGCATTTACCTACACAAAATCCTTCACTAATCAACTTATCACAATGGGGCGTATTGTAGTTATTGAATACTGTAAATCTTGCGTGTTTTCTCGTTTCGTTTTTATCCCAATCAAGCCATACTGAATCGGATTCAGCAAATACTCTTTCAAGTTCTTCAACGACTAAATCAAGCACTTTCATTTTCTCTTGTCCCGAAGATAAATCACGATAGCCCGAAAGCAAATCACGATACCATGAAACAAGGTAAGCCCTTGACATATGCGAAGGATTCTCCGTCATTACTGCATTATGCAAACAGGGCAACATTGGAAGTTTTCCTACCGTATCGGGAACGGAAACCTCGCCCTCTATCGCCTCAATGGGGGGTGCATCGGGAAATATGACCTCGTTTTTTCCGTCCTTTTGGAAGGGGATAAGGCGTGGTTCTTTAGCAATTTCAAGAATATCTTCAAGTTCACACATAAGGTCAAATCGTGTCAAGGGTATGCAATAATAAGGATTACCGTTTTCATCCGAAGATGACATATTCACAGTATTCGGAATACGGCGTAATCTTGTTGTTTGTCCTACCCTATCATCAAGACTATTTTTGCTACCAACTTTTGATGATAAATATGCCTTAATCTCTCGGAAAAAGGTTTGAACATTTCTCATATTATTTGTTTTCTTACCAAACAAAAATAAATGAAAACCACGACCTGAAAAGAAAAGCGTATGTAAATAATCTCTTTGATGAACTAATTGCATTACCACTTTAACATCCCTCCAAGCCAAATCTAATTCATCGTCATGTGCATCAAAATCAAGAAAGATTCTATCAATAATTACCGAGGATTCTACCTTCGCTTTCTCCGAAAAATGCTGGAAATCATAGACCGTAGTATATACATTCGTCCTGTTATTTTGAGCATTAATAAAGTTAGCATACTCATTCCTCGCTAAGACGACTTTTCTTTTCATTTGCGGGGCGTTCTTGATGTGGCTTCCCGCCCATACTTCCCTCGGAAATTTCATTTTCATTACCTCCAAAATTAATTGTTGCTCCATTGAGCAATTGTTTTATTGTCATAGCAATTTCGCCATTTAAGACTGTCATTACTGTTAATTTAAGCACATCTTCAAAATATGCTCCTACATAATCATCTTTGATTCTCAAGTCTTGAACAAGTTTAAACTTCTCAATAAGAGTCATCTCGGAATAGATGTCTTGTGATAGATTGGCTACTGTATCATTGAGATTAGAAATCTCATTGAATGTCCAATTTCTACCAAGCACTTTCTTTTCAATTAATTCTTTCATCTAAAAGACCCTCCAATAATTTTTCGTAATCAATGTGCGAGAACTGCTTATAATGTTTTTTGATGAGTTCTTCAATCAAAAAATCTTCATAGGAATTGACTCCTATCTTTTCCATAGTAGCCTGTTTCATTCTATATGTTCTCTTAGTGCTTCTTTTAAAATTTTCTCTTGTTTTCTTTAAATCAACCATTTTTCTTCACCTCCTTTATCATAACCAAGCATCCTCTTGTGCCGCAGGGCAAATACCATAATAAGAACAATATTCCGAACAGGTTTGTCTCCAAAAACTAGTCGGAAACTCTCCTTGTTCATAAGTGTAAATCAACTTAGCGATATTATCCCAAAGAGCCGTCATTGACCTTTTCTTAACAGGTTCAACGGTAATATGGTTAGCAACGGGATAATACCAACCCCAATGACTAACTTCCATATCTTTTGTTAAACCATGTTTAGCAAGCACTTCTTCAGGTGCATTCTCAATCATTACTTGATAGAAAGCCATTTCTTGCCGCATACTGCTGAATTTTGAATCTTTCCAGCCACCTGTCTTATATTCAAACGGAATCAGTTTGCCGTTCTCAATAAACACGCGGTCAATAATTCCTTGAAGTCTCACAACATAATCCCGTTGTAAAGGGTATTTCTTACTTACATTTTGAGGAACAGTAATTTCACAATCAAACTTTCGCTCATTAATAACAGGTAAATATTCATCAACTCTTCCCTCACTTCTCGCTTCAATAAATCGCTGTGCTTCAAATGCCGCTACTGTCAATGAAATATCAAAATAATCATCAACCGGCATTAAAGAAGTGCAATATTCCAGCACTTCTGAGTTATTCATAGTCTCGGCTTTTTTAATATCAAAAACATCAAAAAAATCTTCACGGTGATTGTGAAGAACCGTTCCCTTTCTCATGGCTTCTGTTTGGTCTTGGGGTAATCTTTGGATATATGAAAATTCATATTTCTTATTACACCAACTAAATGCACCAACAAGAGAAGATTTACTAATCTTCAAAATTGGTTTAGATGGGTCGTCATAATTTTCAGGACTCCAATCGTAAGTAAAGTCTCTCATTGATTTAATTCTTGCTTCATATTTTTCATCTGTGTTCATATTTTCACCACCATTCATCAAGGCTGACCTGTATTTTTCCTGTGCGTATGGCCGTTGTGTCCCAACCCATAGCCTTGAAAATGGGTTCAGCCTTCTTGATAACCTGTTGTGAATAGAAGGGCCAATCGGGACTACAACCCTTGAAATCCTCGTAAGTTATGCCTGATAAGTATTCAACATCACGCCTTTCTTGCGTTAAAGGATGCGTATAAAAATCATTTACTCTCTTTACTTTTAAGAAGAGATAAGAGTCATCAAATTTAGCGTCTTTCTTTTCCCAAGCATACAAAACGCCAGCAATACCTGAGCCAATTGTCGGCTTCTTTCCTTCAAGAGTGGTAAATTGCTTTGTCGGAGTAGCGCACTTTTCACAAACTTTATGCTTTAGATGAATGCAATCACGCAAATGATATTGCGTCTTGCATTCGGGGCATTTTACTGTGAAGCGATTTCGCCTTAGACGACTTCTTTTAATAAGAGGAATTATACTAATCTCTCCATCAAGAACCATTGAATACTCTCCGTGTAGATACTTTACAATTTCTGCTTGTGTTTTACCTTCAACCCACATTTTAAGAGTCTTAGTTTGCACTTCTTTTGCGAGTTTTGTTTCGCTAACACGCTTTGCTGTAAATCCAGTCATGCTAAACTTTGGCTTTTCTAACCATTCTCCATCTTCCCAAGATACTAGTCCTGCGTTTCTGTTTTTGGTTGTTCCTACACCCAATGCTGAATAATACTTCTCAAACTCAAGAACGACAGGATGATTGTCTAAGCCCATTACATTAGGAAAATGCTCACGCACTTTTGCTTCAATCTTTTTAATTGATTTTTGTGCTTGTTCCACCGAATCTATCTGCACATAAATAGAATCTGTATGTCCATAAACCACTTTCATTTTATCACGCTCGGTATGCAAATAACATTCCAACAGGGACACCTGCTAATTTTGCTACTTCTTCTTGTAATTCCATAATTTGATATTTTAGATTCTTAAGATTTTGTATGTCAAGATACAAAGAATCCATTTCATCAGCAATCTGTTCTTTCATTTTCTTAATTTCTTTTAGTGTTTCAAAATATATTTTTTCTTCTTTCATAATACCACCACCAGTAAGGTAATAATTGTTGCGATATTGACGACATTCACCATCATCAAAATCTTATTGCTTCTATTAATCATCATCAATAATTCCTCAAGCAATTCATTCGTTCTGTCCATCATCATTTTCATTCACGCCCTGTTCAATATCAGTAATGATTGCATTCCGTTTAAGATTGTTCATCATTTGAAATATCTCTTTCACTTCTTGCATAGTAATATCCCATGTTTCTTCTGTGTCATAAGACACCTTTACTGTAATGTATTTTGTTTTCATTCTTCCATCTCCTTTGCCGCAAATGCCGCTAATCTAATTGCTTCTCTTGCACTTGCAGTAATAGATGCCGCTAAATCAACATCAGCCCAACCAAAGCCTTGAAAAGCAACAATGCCATAAAAAGAGGCCATTAATCGCTTTACTGCCATTTGATTGTTATACCACTTTGCATACTCGCCATTGTCCGTTTCTCTTGCCTCTCGCATCAGTTGTTTATATTCGTTTCGCAACTCCTTCAATTCAAGAACGGCTCTCGGTAGTAGGCCGAGTTTATCTGTTTTGTAATAAAGCATCTGCTCATGCTTTGTTTCGCTAAAGTCTCTTGGAGTAAGAATATTAACTGCAAATTTAGTAGGTTCTACTGATTTAGTTTCCCAACTAATATTGCGAGCAATCATCATACTAGGATATAGACCAGCAAAATCAAAAGCGGCTACATTCAAATGTAATCCGTTTGTTCCTTCACTTAATGGGTCGTAAATCATCGCACCTTCATATTCTTCTCTTTTATCCACTTTGCTTCCTGTTGGTGCTTTCCACCAAGCATTTCGCATAAAGTAAATAGAACCCATATGGCTCGCATAAAAACAAGCATCAAATGGTGCTTTCAACAATCGTTGAAGAGAAAGGATTGCTTCACTACAAAAGTTAGTTTCATCAATCTCAACCATCAATTCAACATCTCTCAAAGCATATTTGAGATAGGTTTCTGTATCTTCTAACCAAGCCCTACGATAGAATTCATTGGTATCAGGAAACTTTTCCGATACTAACTTCTTTTTATCAAGAACCGTTTCTCCGATATAATCAAGAGAAAGAGAAGGTAATGTTCCTCTTTGAGAATCATTCCATTGTCTTTCAAATGCCAAGTCCAAAGAAAGAGTAATTCTCCCACCAATAGGTTGTTCAATTGGAGAAAAACCTTTCTCCGAATATTTAAACTCAAAACCATCCTTGACCTTCTTAACACCCTTAACGAAGCCAATTGGAGACATGATACGAGGGTCAAGACCCACGGCACAACACCGTTCAAACAACTTTGGCAAATCAGCAAAATGACCAAACCAAGCAATTAACATATCTGGGTTTTTAACAATCATTTTCATCACAAAATGCTTAATCATATCCTGTTCATTTTTAAAAACAAAATGACGAACTGATTCATTTGATTTATGTTCAGCATATTGTTCTTCTGGGAAACATACCCATTGATAATAGGTATGGTCATAGTTATCATAAACAACAATTGTAGTCAATTGGTCGTGATAATCACCCCCTTGTTGCCATTCCATATCCCAATACCATTTACGCATTTTGTATTCGGGCATTTCATCTAACTCATCAACACAATACCGAAAATGAAAAGGAACATCGGCTTCATAAGTTTCACCGAACATATCCTTTGCTTTTCTCAAATCGTGAGAAGTCTCAACGATTACTTTCTTTAATGGCTCGTTGTTAAGATTAACCCAATCACCACGAACATACTCAAATTCCCGACTAATATATTTAGTCGGCTTATATTCAAGTGGTTCTGCGCTGTCTTCTTTTACATAAAAATAAGGCCGAAAGGGAACAATCTCATGTTTCTTCTCTCCGTTTTCTCTCCAAGATTTAAATATCCTATTTCCATCATTCATTCTACTTATTATCATTATTATTCACCCCGAAATATGTGGTGCTTTCAACAGTATTCTATCATTTGCTACTACTAAAAGAGGAAAGTCATCTTTTAGATAAAAGTTCAACATCTGGTCTTTCTCAAAGAAAGCATAGATTGGTGAACTAAACTCCACCGTAGCAGGTTCTCCCGTAGGAAAAGCAGGAGTTATCGTTTCTTCATATTTGTTCGTAACATTTTGGCGAGTTGAAACATTCAATACGCCATTATTGAAATCAAACTTATACACTCCACTTTTGACTAATTCGCAGGCTTTAATTGCGTCCTGCAATTGTCGTTGTGTAAGAGTAAATGCTCCTTCAAACTTAGATTTACCAAAGTTAAAAAGAGTCTGCGGCTGAATCTCATATGAGACAGGGTTCAGCATATTTTGGATTCTTGCGATAGAGTCAGCATTCGGATGATTGACTACTAAAGGAATAGAAGCCTTCTTTGTTCCGCAATTGATGACAATAAAATCACCAACGGAAAAAATAATATCTTCTCCACCAAAGTTTTTCAAATAAGGAATAACAGTTGCGCTATCAAAACAAACCCTGCCCTGTTCTTCAACAGTAGCATCAATGCTAATTTTAACACAAAAGGTAGCATTCCCATTCCAAATTTCAATGGAAGCAGTATCAGCCACTAAATAGGCATAAGTCCCAAAGTTGGTTGAACCGAATCCACTATTGGTTGTTCCTTTACCTCTTACTTGAACGCTTTCTAATGCTTTCTTTAGAGTATCACTATCAATTGTGAACTTCAAATCAATCCCTCACGCAATTCAGGCATACCTTCCCAAGAAACTTTTCCGCTACCAACAGTTAATGTTTCCCAAGACTTACCCACTAGTTCGGTGTTGGTTTTACTGCTGAGTAATTCAGCCTTATACACAACATCGTTCTTTTTGCGTGTTCTTCTCGTCGTAATAATTTGATACAGGTAATCACCCCAATTGTGCCAGTTTGGTTTTTGACCAATGACTTCTCCAGTTGCGCCATAATCAGCCTTTGAATGAGTAATGTAGATTTGGTCGCAGTTAAGGTTCTTACACATCATCAAAAGAGAATAAAATGGAGCGTTTCGCTTGCCCCATTCAAACTTCATCTTTTGTGGCTTTCCAATTTTTGAAGAACCAGTCACATTTAATGTGCAACAATCAAGCCATTTATCTACGCCGTCAAAAACAAAAAGACAATCTTCTCCTTCTTCAATCTTTGATTTAACAAATAAAACAAAGTCTTCTGAGTTTGCTTCAGACTTTTGAATATCTAATTCACCATTTTTGTTTCGCACTTCAGGATTCCAAAGTGTAATCCTATCAGTCATTTCATGGTTTTGTCTCCAAGTTGGTTCGCAACCATCATCCAAATCTAAAACATAAATTTGTTTATTTGGGAAGTCAAGAGCCAAACCGCTTTTAACTGTCTTTGGTTCTCCCCAAACACCACAAATGAGACGGTTGCTACGAGCAAGCCGTCCTTCTGTTTGTTTTGTTAGTTTATCTTTAAATGCAAGAACCCTTGCATTTTGCGCCATTCCTTCATCTACTGCTTTTGTATTTTTATTGCTAGTTAATCCCATGTTATCACCATGCTAATTCATCTATATTAAGGTCTAATTTTTCTCCCTTTACTTCCGACCAAGTTTGAAGTAAAGTTTTTAGTTCTTCTGCCGATTGACACATATATCTTGTTTCTTTAGAGCCAATGTGCAACTTAGCCAAATACTTGCCCAAGTCTCTTTCATTTTCACTCCAAGTGATAAAATCTACATCTTTCAAATCAACGAGATAACTTGTTTCTTTAATTAAAAATCTTTCTTTCTTTATATTATCCATATTTTTCCCTCCAAAAGGGGAGGCTTCGCACCTCTATGGCCGTCATTAACGCCAACGACTACACAATGGATGGTTTTACTCAAAACCAGTCAAAGTCCTCTTCAACAGGAACAGAAACTTCAACTGCTGAACCATGACGAACTGTGCAGAAAAGACCAGCAACATTGATTGTTGTTGGTTCAACTCCTTCATCGGTGGTTCTTTGACTTGTTCGGCCAATCACAATGACAGAAGAACCAATACCAAAGTCAAGAGTCAAATGCTCAGGAATCCAGCAAGTAGTGATACCAGATTCATTAGAATCATAATCCATCTCCGCATTCAAATCAGTTAGGTTGATGATTCTGTTTCCGTTCTTTGTTGGAGTCATGTTCATATTGCACACCGTTCCGTCTGTAATAACATAGCGTTCCTTTGAAGGAAGTGCTTGGCGTTCAATATGTGCTCTATCCATATCAACAAGAGGAACAAGGTGCGATTCAAAGTTTTCTCGCAGACAATCCTCAAAGTCAAATGTGGACATATCACGATAAAGTTCGTTATCGGGATTCATTTCAGCATTAAGGGAAAGACTGTTGAAAGTCAAGTCCTTAGCACCGTAAATGTCAGTTCCATTGTCATTAGCAACGCAAAGGAAATGCACCCATTCAAAACTATTTGGTGCAAAATCAACACCGCCTTGATTCTTGTAAGAGAAATAATACGGCTTCATTTCTCCCGTTCCGATGGAACCAAAGAAAACACCACTTCGTCGCATTTGTTCTGCGGGAAGAGGCTTACCGTAATTGTTGTTTTTACCACCATTCATGTAGGTAGCGGTGTTATCCAATGGGATAAAGAAACGACCATCTTCTGTTTCTTCTGCTCCCGAAGGAAGCGTGGAAATGGTCTTTTCGTTGTATTCTCCATTGTGATAGCGAGAAACAACCCACTTACCAAGGGCATTCTGTGAAGCAATAGCAACAACACCCTGTTCAAGGGCATTATCAGCATCACGCATAAACTCTTCTTTTGCTTTCATTCTGTTCCAAGCCATCATATCTCTTGGGGCATCTAACGATACAAAGAAACCAAAGGCTGCTTTATAGAAAGAATCATTATCTTTCTTTTCATCACCATCATTATTCTGTGTTCGCTTTACATTCGCAACAAAGTTTCGCCAAAGACCCTTTGCGATAGGATTTGTTGCTTCAATGCTGTTTTCGGAACAAATCTCTTCAAACTTGTTCTTCGCTTCTTCAACGCTCAAGCCAATAGCCTGTGCGCCTTTCTCAATTTCTGTTTTCATGTTTTCGTCCATGTTCTTCACTTCCATATTTTATTTTTTTCTTTGTTCAAATCTATGATAGTTGGCTTACTAGCCAAGATGCTAAAACCTTTGGAGTCATAGTGGTTGAACGCCATTCGCTTTCTCCTATGGTTCTTAAAATTTTGAATTTGGTATTACTTTCTAATTCAGTTTGGATAACTGCATCATGTAAGCCAATACAGATTTCACGGATAGTGAATCCGTTGTGTAAGAAATCATGTATTGTGCTTAATGCGAAGTTATCTTTATTAACAATTTTCATTAACAATTTTTTATATTCATTTAATCCTGCGTCAATTTGCGTTTTGAGGGTGGAATTGCTGGCTTTTGCCGCTTGGAGTTCCGTAATCGCCCTCCGCATATCACCATTCATAGCATATATAAAGGAGTCCAATTCATCTTGGGAGAATCGGGCTATTTCTTCAGCCTTGAGGATTGAAGTCAATACTTCTAAGACAGCCTCATTAGAGAGAGGCTTAAAATGATAATTTGCACAACGGCTTTGTAATGCAAAGATAATCTTATTTCTATCGTTGCAGGTAATAATAAAACGAACATTGTTCGCATACCGTTCCATAATACGCTTTAGTGCGTTTTGGGCATCGGTTGTCATACCATCCATTTCATCTAATAATACAATTCTAAATGGCGCATCACCTATTGTCCCGCTTTGAGCAATATTTTTAATTGTTGTTCTCACATTCTCTAATCGTCTATCATCCGAAGCATTCACTTCAACAAAATTATCTTGGAAGGAATCTCCTAAGAGTTCTCTTCCAATAACTAATCCTGCTCCTGTTTTACCATTTCCGGGATTTCCGTATAATAGAATATTAGGCATATTATTTTCTTCAACCCAACCTCTTGCATCAGATACAAAGTGTTCTTGTCCAATTACTTCATTTAATTTCTTTGGTCTATATTTTTCTGTCCATAACATTATTTTCACCTTCTTATTAGTTCATTCCATTCATCTTCCCAAATAGAGATGACATTAAATCCCATACTTTTAAGTATTTTTTCTTTACTCATTGTTTTATCAAAAAGTTGCTTTGCGGTTAAATCGGAATAAGGGTTCGGTTTCTCTTCTTCCGAGAAGATTCTAGGATTACCATGAAAAATATCCCCATGAAACTCATAAGCAGTATTAGTTTCTTCACAATATCCGTCTAGTAAGAAGTATTTGTTATCTCCTAACTCAACTCTAAATTCTCCACCATTTTCAGCGTGAGTGATATTGATATTCTCTTTATTAGAAATGTGTTTAATCCAAGCAATTCCTTTTTGTGAATACCCTTTACCAAGACCATCAGTAAGGTGATATGAAATATCTTCATCTCCTTTCCAACACCCTTGTCTCCATTTAACAATAGAATATTTACCGTTTTCTGAAACGGGCGAGTATTTACTATACTTTGCTAAGTCTTTAATATAAAATTTACAAAAATGTGGCCTCACATAATGCTGGGTTTTCTTTATAGAAGAAACACCCTTTGGATAAATGTAGGTAATTTTGTCTGTTCCCCAAGAAAGACTTCTTACTGTTTTTACTTTGTTAGTTCTAGGATTTCTAACCGTCTTAGAAACTCTTTTTACTTGCTTTCTAAGTTGAGGAGTGCAAAAGGCAGTTAGCAATTTGAAACCTAAAACAGTATCAGAAAGACAATATTCCTTAATGTCAGTATATTTACCATCTGCATCAACTTCTAAGTAGTTGTAGTGATTTAGAATAGTATTTACAAAAGAAATACCGATTGGGCTAACCTTTCCCTTTTCTGCATGGTAATGTTCAGGTGGAAGAAGGCTAAAAATATAATGTCCCATCTTTTCAAATGAATCAGATAGTCTTTTTTCGTAATTATTGCTTCTTTCAAAGAGTTTTTGAATGCTTTTTTCGTTAATATTCAAAGGAATATCTTCCCACTTAAAATACTGTATAATAGATAGCATATGTCTGGCATTAGAATTAATCACATACAAATGCTTATCGGTTCCAAGAATAGAAACAGTTGCTTTACCTAAGTTGAAAGAAATTCCTTTCTTAAGATAGGGTGATTCCTTAATCATAATTTTATTAATTGAGAGTTTGGTTTCACTTACTCTAGAAAGAATAGAATGTTTAACATCAATTTTAAATGATGATACCAGTTCATCATTTAAAAAATCAGTTAAACTTGAAGAGACAATGGTATAAGCACTTGCCTCAATAATTTTAAAGTTGAAAGGATTAGAACACATAGCAAGGAGCCTATCATTTTTATCCAAGAGATAGGCATCTATAAGATGATGACTACCGACATCTATAGGAAATCGCTCAACAAGTGAGTTGAAGGGAAAAGTAGCATTTTCTCCTTCCCTATTACGGAGATTAACAGCATTTGGTTCAATATGAACAAGTTTAACAGAATATTCTTGACTTTTAGGAAAAGGAAATTCCCAACATACTGACTCATTAAATATGTCATTTTTCCAATTTTGTTCTTTGGCAACAGAAAGAACATCCTCTATGTTTAGAACAACCCAAGCATCTTCCCATCCTTCTTCGCTAGGGGGGTGAATAGCCAACTTTTTGGCTTTAGAGAATATTTCTTTTTGGTTATCAAACCAAGATGCAAAGTATTCCTTTGATAATAGTTCATTCATATTTATTCCTCCATTACTGCATATATTTTTGTTCCATTTGATTGTTCACCATGAACAATAAAAGGCATTCTGCGAAGATGCTGACCAATACGATTTGAGGTTATTCTGGTATTCTTGAGTCTAGGAATATTTTCAATCTTATTCTTGATTTCTTCTGTGGGCATTGGCCCTTCTTTTTTAATTAATTTAATTATTTCTTCTTTAGCCATACTAAATCCATTAGTTCCCATATTTATCCCTCACTCATAAAATCACCTAATGAAGTTTGAGTTATCACAATAGGTGTTGTTTTCTTTCTTCGCCTTTTTTCACCAATTTTAAGCAATCGGCATTCTGCATTATTAAGTTTCTTTTTTGCCTGTTCCTTGAACGCTTCATCTTTCAATAAAGCAGGAAGAAGTCTTTGGTTCTTAACACCAAGCCTTCTTGATAGTTTAGGTATTTGTGAATAGGCTCTTCTTTTTGGCATATTCAATTGTCCAACAAAGCCACCCGTATGAGTATATGCTAGCATCTCATAAAAGTATCTTTGACTCCATCTTCGCTTAACTCTCCCATCAACAAAAATTAATCTATTGGGATGCATATTTTCAGATACCCACGACAAAATTTGTGTATCTGATGGTTTGTTAAACAGTAATATTTCAGCAACCAAATCTCTGTTTCTCTCCTTGAGAAAACCGTTTACAATAGAATAGGTATCTCTATCTAAAGAGAAAGGACTTTCGCTATTCGGAGCGATTTCTTTGATTTCTTCCTCAAGAAAATTATGAGAACCTGCTCTTTTTATTTTGCACATATCCTTAATTTCTTTGGGAACAGATTTTTGGTTAATAGAAGTCAATATTACTTGACCACGATAATTGCGTATGATGTGCAGAATTGCTGACTTATCAGGTTTGAAATGCACATCTTCAATAACTATTCCGTTCTCCACAGGAAACGAACCCACATCAAAATCAATGTCGTTTGCATATAGAACGATTGGGTCATTTACGAATGTAAGTGCCTTCGTTGATTTTCCAGTTCCAGTTTTTCCTGTTAGCAGAATTGTTCTATTATCATTATTTCTATTTGTTAGTCCCATTAAATGACCCCTTTCAATTCAAATATTCTATCAAGTCCACTTGATGTTCTATGTTTATTCTCCGATATTAAATCAACCAGTTCTCTAAATACTTCCCATTCGCCTTTTGCATCAGGCAAAACAGGAACCAATTCTGTCAATTTATACAGATTTTTGATTCCGCCAATCTTTAGAATAGGATGTGGTCTTGTTTTACTTTCCTTGTCTTTTAAATTGGAAGAAATCTGATGCTGTTCTAATGAGCGTTTAACTCCTATTAGAAAGAAAAGGTCGCCCCGAAAAATAATTTTTACTCTTACACGATAACCTATTTGAGCATCATTGGCTCTTTCAATATTAAAGTCTAATTTACCTGCTCCCAATAAAATACCAATTAACATATCTTTGTTATACATAAATATCAATCCTGCATATATTCTGTATTTGAAGGCCAATAGCCATTCGGTGCAGTATTAGTTTCAAGCCAAAAGAAATGTGCCGCAGTTAAACGAGATTCTCCCCTGTTAATAGCGTTTTCTTCGGCGTTGCTTATTAGATTAGCAATCGCTGTTTCAACCCATTGAGTAATGAAATACTTTGCTTCATTTGAAACCTGAAGGTCAGTTGTTTCTTTAATTAACTGAGTTATATTGATTTTAGTGCTAGGTTTAGGTTTCTTATATTCTGGTTTCTCCGGAACAATAATTTGTTTGTCTTTAATATAAGGACAATACTTCTGTAAAACTAACTTGGGTCTTCCTTGTTCATGTAGGATATTTTTCAAATGAGCATAGCCCTCTTCATCAATCTTCAAACACCTGTAAGTAATTGCATCAATGATTGTCATTTCTCCTTGCTGAATCATAGGTCATCCCTCGCTTGTTCAAGAATGGCCTTAATTAAGGAAAGGTCTTTCCCGCTTTCAATAAAGCCAAGTGCTGTTATAAGAATCTGCCGCATATGTTCATTTGCTTCTAATTCTGATTTAAGTCGCAGATTTTGAATAATCTTTTGCTTATGGTTTCTCACCATGTAATCTTTTTCTCCTAACTCTTGCTTCAAAACAAATCTCCTATGATAAATCCTCTCTAAATGTAGCATAGAAGTTTTCATTCTTGTAAATGAAACTTTAATTGCATTATCTGTTTGTCTCATACTCATATGAGATATTTTTCTGCAACGGCCATGTTGGTCGGCAAAATACTTTGTATTCCAAACTGCTGCTTCTTCTTTACTCATTACTCATCACCCCTATTAATAGGCCAATTAGCAGGTGGAAACGCAAACAATACATCATTAATTATTTGTTGGGCCTCTTCAAAATGAGAATGTTTATTTAATACCTCAATAATAAATTCTGCCGCTACTGGTTGGCTTAGTTTATATGTCTCCAAGAAAATTTCTATTTCCTTTGCCATTTCTTTAAATCGGGCTTTACTGTATTCTTTTTCAAATTCAAACCAAGAATACAAAAGACCTCTATTCATTTTGGCAACGAAATCCATGAAGTCGGGTTCTCTCCAAGTATTGTAATCGGGGCTATTCTTTTGCCGAGGATGGTCGTTTTTAAAACGGGGCCATGCTTCTCGCATACCATTTAGCAACTCTTCTTGTTCTTCATCAGTTAAATCTTTCCATTTCATTCTAATCTCTCCACATCATTCAAGGTATTTATATCCACAACGAATTTATCATCACGAATACGGACACATCTTGGGAACCTTAAGCCCAAGTTGCCTTTATCATCACGGCTGATTAAGTCAGCCTTTACTTCAAGAATAACAACCGGCGAAACAAAGAATCGCCCGTCATCAAACGACTCAACATTACGCCGTAGCGTATTGGTGAGGTTGATTAAATCGCTATCTGAAAAACCTGTTCCGCACCATCCGACGCTGTGATAACCATTATTAGCCCTCACACCTAATTCGTAAGTGCCGAAAACATTTGACCGCTTGCCTTCCCCGTATTTTGCGGAGAGGATAACAACATCAAGGTTTATCTGCGGAGGTTTGTATTTAGCCCAGAAAACAGAGCGTTTTCCTGATTGATAGGGTTGGCTTGCATCTTTAACGATGATTCCTTCAAATCCTTCATTGATTGCTTCATGGTAAAAGGCCATAATGTCGCCCTCAGTAATTCGGTGTGCTTGATTAGGAAGGTCTTTCATCTTCTCCAAGCGTTCCGTGTATGACAAATCCATGACTGTTTCATTGTTCAACATTAAACAATCAAAAATAACCCACTCAACCTTGACTCGCTCCATAGCCTCTTGAACATTCTTTGAATGAACCCTTGTTCCCATTTGTTTATGGGGCGCAGGTGCGCCATTTTCTAAGATGGGATAGATTTCACCATCAAGAATAGCGTTTTCAACATCATAGTCTTGAACCAATTCAACAACATCAGGGAATTGCTGAGTCACGATTTTACCTTTACGATTAAAAATCATCGTTTTATTCCCATCAATATGAATTTGATAGCGGTTCCCATCGTATTTGTAATCAACAACAAAGTTAGTCGGCCATTTATTCATCGGAACTTCCTTAGCAAGCATTGGTTTAATGAACTTTCCATAGGTTAGATTACAAGGAGGGTTTGTTCCAGCAGTATAATGAGAAACAACTGTTTCAACTGAATTAAAATTCAAATGTTTCTTCACATCTGCTTGTTTCTTATTGTAGTGCTTGGCGATAATCTTCGCAACTGTTCCTTCATTGATTCCGTTTCGTGGTGTTCTAAGCATATAGCGGATAAACCAGCGTCGTGCGTTAGCAGACATAGCCAGAATTGATTCTTCAAGCATTGAAAACTCATTAGAATCAATCTTTCCACAATTCATATTCAGTAGGCGGTGAACATACTGAACAGAAAAGTTTCTTTGCTTTTCTGCCGATGAATCAAGGTGATAAATTGCTTCACCTAAATCATCGTGAGCATACATCAATCCATCAATTTCATCATCAAAAACATCAAAGATTTTAGCCAACCATTTCTTTGCCTTTGCTAATCCAAGACTATTTGCTTCTAGTTTATCTTTATCAAGAATCCGCAAAACCAAAGAAGGACTACTCTTTTTCGTCGTGAATGTTTCCAAGTCCCGTGAAATCCGACTTATCTGTTGAGTCGGTGTTAATTGGTCTGTCGCTTGTAGCATTCTGCTCATATTTTCCCATGTCATTTTCAATCATCTCCTTATTGTTATTTATTTCTCTAATCAGTTGTTTTAGAAGGCTACTGATTCTTCCTTCATTCTTCTCCGAATAAGTCCACATAGCGTTTGCTAGATAGACCCAATCATTCCTCTTCATTATTTTCCTCTCCTTCTAGTCTTTGAAGAAGTCGCAAGAAATTCATCATTAATTGCTCAACAACTCTTACTTCTTCGTGCATTTGCATTTCCATAAATCTATGCAACATATGAATCAATGATGCTTGAGTAATGGCTGGTGCTAATCTTGCTAGAGAATCATTTGAATAGATTTCCCAATAGCAAACAAAAGACGCTCTCGCCAAATAGTTTCCATTAACAGTATCATTATATCCTGAATTGAAGTGGTCAAGGGCTAATCCCTTGAGGTTCTTCTTCAATTGCTTAGACCAAGAATCAAACTTCTTATTGTTGGTTGTAATCAAGTAAAGTTTATTCATTCTTTTCACCATCCATAAATTCTCTCATAGCCTGATAAAACTTACCGAAACATAAATCAATATGTTCTTTTTGAACACGACAACCTCTTCCGCCTTTAGGTGGAACAGTCATACTTTCTTCAACATAAATAGCAAACAAATCAATAATTTTACCAGCACAAGTTCCAAAACGAGGAACAGCATTATGCCCGTATTGTCTTTCTTCATTTGCCGCCCGTAGGCTTTTCTTTGATTGAACATCACTTACTCTCTTCATCTAATTCTCTCCTTAAAATTTGTAATAACAATTTTGCTTCTTCAACATTCAGACGAATGCCCTTATTCGTTGGTTTGTCATTACGATACCAACGAATATCCATGACCTCTATATTCCAATAGACACCACGCTTTATTTTACAGTCCAGTTCAGCATTACGGACTATGGTTCCTTTAACTTCTAATTCATCTGTCAATTCATCCACCCCTGTTTAAACTTGTCAAGTTCCTGTTTTGATGTAAAATATCTTGGTGTATCTAAATCATCCAAGCGATTCACAACCCAACAAACACCACCAAGACTAGAAATCTGAACAACTTCAAATTGTCCTCCATTTACTTCCAACACTTCAGCAGTATTTATCTCAGGCACTAATCCGTATTTACGAGTAATTTCTTTTGCTACTTCGTGCATATTTTCAGCAACATACTTAATGATATGCGCTCTTTGAATCGGAATCTTTGGTGCTACTTCAATTCCCAGTTCCCCAGTCATATTACATACTTTGCACTTGTTTCCTTCGCAAATAGGGCATTTTATTCTTTGTTTATGTGGTGCAGGTAAAACCACAGTAATTGCCTTCTTTTTCATTTCTTACTCTCCTTGAGTTTTTGTTCCCAACAATCCTGACACATACCATATCTTCGGATATGATACCCATCAAAATGAGGAACAATACTTCTTTTACAGTTTGGGCATTTCATCATCGGTTCCTCCTTTCTACACTAAATGTTCCATTTTTTTGTCTAATTAAAATATCTAGTGAACCATCAGCATAAACAACAGTCATTCTTACAATTTCATTATCTAATAAAAGATTTAAAGCGTCCACCATATTTATTCCTCCACCAATACTGCAACATCTGTTGAATAAAACAACTGAGCAATTGACAATGCCGCTAAGAAACTGTTCTTAGAAACCTTCACAGGGTCAAAGACACCTGCTTCTGCTAAATCTTCATGCTGACATGAAACGGCATTGAATCCCCAATTCGGATTCGTTCCGTCAATTGTTTTTTCAATTTCAAATGCAGCAACCTTTGTCTGTTCAGTATAATTAGCATTATCCAAAAGAACACGATAAGGTTTAACAACCGACTTTCTAAACCATTCAGGTGCTTCAAGCGCATGAGCAAGACGAATAAATGGAACACCTCCACCAACAACAATACCTTCTTCTAAGGCCGCTTTTGTTGCATGGAGAGCATCATCAAGCCTCTCTTTCTTTTCTCGCATTTCAATAGAAGATGATGCACCAACCTTAATCGTAGCGATTCCACCCTTTAGACGAGAGACTCTTGATTTGATACGAGCCAAGTCATGTCCTTTCAAATCAAGTGCCTGTTCTTTTAGTGCTTTGATTCTTTCTTCGGTATTACCTTCTCCACCAATAAAGGTCGTCGTTTCTTTTGTAATGATAACCTTAGCACAAGTTCCTAAATCAGTTTCGGTGAAGAGTTTAGAATCATCCTTACTTTCTTCAACAAATACTTTACCACCAATCAAGGATTGAATATCAGACAATTCATCAATCTGAGCATCTCCAAAATTAGGAGCCATAACTACTGCACATTCAACAGTCTTATTGATTAGATTCATAATCAAATTGTTAAGTGCTGAACCATCCATACCTTTGCACATAATCAAAAGGGGTCGGCTTTGGCTGGCCGAATACTCAAGCAAAGGCATAATGTCTTTAAAGTGCCGAAGGCTCATGTTTGACATGAAAACAACGGGATTGTTGAACTCAACCTTTCCACTTTCAGTATTGCACATAAGATGACTCAAATAGCCTTCTTGAATTTCCATTCCCTCACGAACAATTAATTGTGTCTGATAGTTATTAGATTCTTCAACAGTAATTACTCCATCACGACCAACCGTATTAAACGCTTCTTGAATCAAATTCCCAAGAGAAACATCATTATTTGCTGCAATTGTGGCTACGCTCATAATATCGCTATCATTAACTGCAATTGAGATACTATCTAAATAGTTGATAGTTTTTTCACGAAGGGTTTCCATTAAAAGATGAAACTCATGTGTAGTCATTTTTTCTTGGTCTTTCATCAATTCATTACAAAATGCCTGTGCAAGAATACAGGCCGTAGTAGTTCCATCACCTGAACCTTCTTGGGCTTTGCTTGCTAGATTTTGAACCAATTGAACTCCCATTTGAACATAAGGGTCGTCATGGGAAACATATCTAGTAATAGTTACGCCGTCATTAATTACAATAGGCGGATTACCTTGTAAAATAACTGTTTTTGCTTGTGGCCCCAATGTTGGCTTAACTGTATCAGCAACCAAATTAATTCCTTGTAGCAACTTTTGTTTTACTTCTTCTCCATGCAAAATCATTCTAACACCCCTAGCAAATGTTCAACAGAAACAATAATCATATCTTCGTGAGTCACGAAACGGTGTCTATCATCAAATAGAACCGTTTTACCTTCCACTTCAGGCATTGAAGGACATGAATGCACAATACCTGTGCTATCAATTTTAACTTGAATTCCCGATTTAGAAGTGGAGTTTTCTAGTTTAATTACTGCATATTTACCTAAAGCCTTCATTCTTCTTCCTCCAATTGTGGAATTGCTACCCATGCTCGGTTAGTTTCGGAAACCCAAGTATAAACATGAGTCTTATAAAACTCCTTCAACTTCTTATCTCGCTCAGTCCTCTTTGACTTTGCCCATTGAATGCCTTTGTTTTCCTTTGGAGTATTCTTATCATTAGGATGAGCATTTGAATGTCTCTCGGCCCTTTCCCTCAAAGAAATCTTTTCGGCTTCTCTCATCGGTCTATCTGTATATTTAGAAGCGGTGCTAAGGCCGCTTTTAATTGACTTAAACTTTTGTCCTGTTGTTATTGTTCTTCTCATTCTTCTTCACCCCATACTTGTGTTCTAACCGGTTGATGGTCTAAATAGATTTCTAGTTCTTTAGGCTTAAAGCGGTTTTCCCAAAAACCATAATGGCCTTCGCCACCAAGAACATATGCACATTCCATGTTTGGTTCCCAAATAGAAACAGTCCGAATATCAGTTCCACTAAAATAAGCGGCTCCAAATGGATGAGTATGAATCCAACAACGGATAGGGAGAGCCATACCGACTGGTGGTTCAAAAAAGTCTACAAATCCAGGACTTCCGGTTGAAACGAAACAATTGTTCTTCCCATCAATTACAACCTGCACTTCAAGATTGGGGAGTGTTTGTGTTGATGCTCTCCAAATAGTTTTTTGAAATTCTAAATGGTGCATAGCAACACCTTCTAGTTTCTCTTTTGGGCCAGCACAAGAATTAAATTGTTCGTCCAAAAGAACCTCGTAATGAGATTTAATCTCATTTATTGCTTTCTCTCGGAAATACTCTAATTCTGCTTGTTCAATTTCGCTTTCATCTTTCATTTCATTCTTCTCCTGTTCTCTTAATGACCAATCGCTGCTTTTACTCATTTTACTCACCTCGGATTTTCTGCAACTTGGCCTTCAACTTAGCCTCTTTCTTAGCCTTCTTTCGCTCTTTCCGTAGCGTTCTGCGGCTCTTTTTGGGTGTTGGGTTCTGTGCCTTCTTGCGGCTCTTGATTTCCTTAGAAGCCTCCACAAGCATAGAGATATGCTCAGGCTTTGTGCTATCAACCAACTTTTCTAAGCGGCTTGCGATAACACCGTATGGCCGATTAAATCGGTTTCGGGCCTCGTCAATTGAAAGTTCGTAAAAGTTCAAGATGAGGTCATAGTCCTGTTCTTTTGTCCAACGGGGAGTATATTTCCTGCCGTTGTTTCCGTGAATCTTTTTCTTCTTGACTGTCTTTTGCTCAGGTTTTACTGCCTTTGATTCTCCTTTCAACTTTTGCCAGCGATTACGGATAGCCGATTCTGTTCGTGATTGAAGTGGGAGAGCAAATGCTTCCTTTCTGCTTTTACACGCCATAATCATTTCATCTTCTTTTTTTGACCACTTAAGGGCCGTTCTCTTTGTTTTCATCTTCTTTCTCTCCTTAATTTTTGTTTTTATTGTTTTGATTTCAACCTCTACTTTCTTTTCAGTCGCTAGATGTCTTTTTACGACTTCATCAATATTTGATTTATTGATTTTATGACCAAATTGTTCATTGTAGCCATTAAGAATCTTCTTCATTGAAAAGTGATTCAAATAACAACCGGTAATAAATTCAATTTGCTCTGGTGTAAATTCTTTTGCAAAATCAACATCAAATAAATTACGATATTTGGTGCCAATATTAGCGGGACTTCTCCAAATTCCGAACTTCTCTTCCATAGAGAAAGCAATGTTTTCCCATGTTTGTTTTTTTGTTCTACAAACAACAAGAAAAGCCAGTTGTTCTTCTGTCCATTTATTATTTTTACTCATACATTCACCACCATATAATCTCTCACTTCTTCTTCATTGAAGTATCTTTGAATCCATTGTGCGCCTAATCCTGCAATTGCGACCTGCATGAAATGAACATTACTATTTGTTCCATCCCATGAATCTCCTTGACAACTGAAAGAACCTTCTTCACCTGCTAAAAGCATATCATACATTTTCGGGTCTGCCTTGTGCGACACAAGGGCGGCATTTCTGCCTTGCGCTCGTAAGTCAAGCCATTTAAGGGTTGTGTTGTATAAGGTTCGCCTCACGCTCAAGTTATCAACGCAACAAATCACAAGGTCATAGCCTTGCATTTGTTTTGCAGTTAAAACTGGGTATTTACTGAATGTTATAACTGATTCATAAGAATCCATCATAACACTAGCCTTATTCTGTCCAACATGGCCTTTCTTAAAGTTTTGATAGGGTAGGTTTTTTGTTTCCACTCCATCTGGGTCAGCCACATGAATGTGGTAAAGACCAACTTTATCTAATGTAGGAATTAGAAAACTTCCAATTCCACCTGCTCCAATTACTAATATTTTTCTCATTATTCCCATCCTCCCATTTCTTTTGTATATCTAATTGCTTCTAAATCCCAGACTCGCTGGCATTCAAGACATTCTGCTGTTTTATCTGTTGGTTTCCATTGAACCACCGTTGGACAATGACCAAAAGGCACATCACCAAGGCAAATACAAGTAAAACCTGTTATTAATTTATCTTCTCTCATATTTATTCCTCCTTAAAATGTTTTACCATGCATAAATTCACGGCTTTCATTATATTCCATTTTTGCTAGAATTGCACCTGCAATATCTAAATCTTTACCAAAAGCATAATCCATAATACGGATTACTGCATCTGCTAATTCTTCTTCAAGATTACTGAACTCAATAATCTTTGAAGACGATGGGTTTCCTTCACGCAAAGCCTCAAGTGCTTCGCTAATTTCAGCATGAATTAAAGCCATGCGTTCACCATCATTCGGGGTTTCTTTCCAAAACCCATGATTAACTGCGTTCTTATATACTTTCTTTGCTATTTTATTCCATTCCTTTTCAAACATATTATTCACCTAATTCACTTAGTTGTTTTCCCTTCACTTGACTGGCTAGTTTTAAACCAATCATAGATAGAATTGCTTTTGTTTGTCTCCTAATGTTGAAGCGAGAAAACCCTGTTTTCTTCGTGATTAGGTTTTGAGTTATCAGCGTGTTCACATTCATGTTTGCTGAAATCCAAATAATTGACGCATAATATGACCTTCCTTTATTGAAGGTATTCTGTGCGACCTTTGTTTCAAAAAATTCTAATACTTTAATTGTCTGTCTCCTAAACACCAAATCATCTGTAATATCATTGAGTGTTTTTTCAAGAAGATACTGAGGATTTACAGGATTGTATCCTGCCTTGTTTCTAAAGGCTTGGTTAATTTTTCTAACCAGTCTCTTAACTGATTTAAGATTAGTATCAAATTCAGCCGAAACTTCTGCAAATGTATGAGGAGTTCCATTTTCTCTCAAAGCATAGAAAACAACTGCTGTTGCTCTCGCTTCAATTTGACTTCTTCCAAATATGCCTTTGTTATGTAAGTCAAGATACAGTTTCTCAACACGCTCATTTATTCCCAAATGAGGAGCAACATGGGCTAAAATCATATTACAATGCATTAAAGCACCTTGAATATGTTGAGGAATCACGCTACTCTTACCGAACTTATTGAACTTATAAGAGCCTTTACCCGTGATAACTGAACCTAATCTGCCTTTATCAGCAGAATGCTTCAGATTCCCGCCCGTATCTAAAATATGAACAGTTTCTTCAAACATCTCTTGGACTAAAATAAGTCCACAGTCATTACAGACTCTTTCGCCCTGTATCTCATTAAATGAGTTATTATTGCTACCACATTCATCGCAAATCATTTCTATCAATCCTATATTTATTTGGTTCGGCGGAAAGATACCGCTTAATCGTATTTACTATTTTTATTGTAAAAGAATCATTTAATAAGGCTAATGCTCTTGCGGCAAATTGGTCGCCTAATGGAGAACCTTCGGCCATATTATCAATACAAATCGGGCCTCGCCAATCTGGGTCAGTAAATACCTTATTTTTAGAATCATCATCCTCTGATTTTATTATTTCAACAATTGGTTGCCATACATAAGTTGAAACCATTTGAATACCGGACTTATACCTATTATTGGTCAATTTCCAGTCATAGTCTTTACCTCTAATAAAGAGACTGTTCAATTCTCCATCATCATCGTATTCAGCAGATAGTCGGCCTTTGTGTTGAACCAACATATCAGCCACCAATTCTAATGCTCTTGCATCTACAATATCCTGCATTCGGTTTTGCATCAAAAAGGCAACCATTACTTTCAATTCAGCCACCGTGGGTTCACGACCCATCAATCTAGTGTATAGGGATTTAGGAGAAAGATACTTCCAAGAACCCCTTCGCTTACCATGAAGATAAAAATTACAGTAAGAGTCTAATTGTTTCGGAGTTATCTCACCCCAAACACCATCGCTAATTTCCATAGCAAGCATCTTATCATCAATTTGCACGACATTCAAACGAACCTCTTGCTTCTCAAAGTCTTGGAAGAAATGAAACGGAGCACGATTTTCAATACAATATTTGACATTCTCTGGTAAATTAAGAGTAGCATACAAAGCAGATAGCAAAATTTCTGGCTTCTTTTCAAAACATGATTTGAAAGTGATTCTTGCTAGTGCTGAACAAATAGTCGCAAGGCTGTATGCCTTGCCGTTTAATTGATAACGAATACCTTCTCTTGAAAGAACAACTGGGCAACCTTCAATAAAAACAATATGGTTAAAACTAAACCCAAATCCTCCCCTCATGTAAGACCTTGACTTTCTAGGAGAGATAATGTTCTTCCAAAATACTTCTAATCCTGCCTGAATAGGGTCTTTAGAGCCTCGGTCAAACCTAACCGTTGTGATTTCTGCAAATGCGAAAGTAGCACAAGTAATATTTGTTTCAAAATAATCTTGGCTGTCATCCGGTTTTCTAATTCTTACTTTCATTATATCACATCATATATACATTTTTATTGTCATTATCACACTTATCATGTGTTTCATTTTTAATTTCATGGGCTACCATAAGTTGCCCACCACACACACGGCATCGTGTGGCTATTGGTTTATTGTTTCTCTTATTGAGAACATATTGAGGGTTCTTTTCTTTCATTATTATTCACCATTTTTAATTTAGTTTCTCTTAATACATTACAAATATAGCATGATTCGCCTTCGCAGTTAAATTTGTGGTAGTTAAGCAGTTCTTTTATTTTACCTGTTTCTTTGATTATGTATTTGTGAAAGCCCATATGAATTGCTTCATCATATTCCCACAGGCATTTTTTGATAGTGGTATTTATCCTATATATTTTTTCGCTGTCATCCATGTAAGAATCACAGACATTGATTGCCATACCTATTCTTTCCAGAGATGTATCGGATAAATCTCTAGCCATTATTGTCATTACATCTAAATACTCTTCAAAATTAGAAATTTTGGAGAGTTTCATTTAAACACCTCAGATTTCGCAAGCCCCACCTGCACAGGCCAATTCGCCTGAAAGGTCGGTATCATCCTGTAATTCTTCAATTAAGGTCAAATCAATATCTTGAAGTGCTTCAGTCAATTTATTATAGGTTTCTTTATCGCAGGTTTCAAAAGGTGCTTGGGTATATGTTCCTCCATCATAAGGAAGAACAGACAGACCATTATAGTAATGTCGGTTTAGCCACATCCAATCGGCTACTGTTTCCCATTCATCCTCTTTGATTGAGACTGTTGCGGAAACATTGTGAGTATTTAATCCATCATTATGTCCTGCACGAACCCAACGAATGCTAAAGTTTTTGACCCGTTCTAACAAATCAAATACCGACTCATGGCGAATAATTGCTGATTCGGGTGCTTTTTGAGGAACTGAAATAACTGCCTGTTCGTGCGGATTGAAAAACTCGTCCTCAACCAATTCAGGGTGATTGTTTGCGAGATAACCATAGATTGCTTCATTCTTCCCAACACGAAGGCGACGAATATAATATTCATCGTGATAAGCATGAATGCCACTACTAGTTCCGAGAACAAGGGAAGTAGTTCCAGCAGGTTTTACACAGGTTGTTCTTGAAGCAGGATTAATACCAATCAACTTAGCAACCTTTTCATTCTCTTTCTTTACTTCATAAGCGGCCATTTCTAAATCTAAGTTCTCAACAACATTTGAAGCGATGCCTGTCATGGAAACACCGAGTAAAGCATCTTTTTCTGTCGCTTTACGCCAAACTTCACGAAGATAATGAAAATCAGTATATCCTGCTTGAAGCGTTCCAAGAAAAGCGGCGGCTGAAACTCTTGATTCTAAATCTGCTTGGTCAGCAATATCCGAAGCATTTACTTCGGTTAAGTTGCAGAATTGATATGGTCGTAGAGCAATTTCACAACACGGGTTTGTTCCCCAGTCTTTGTCATTATTGAAATAAATCCCAGGTTCTCCTGAACCTGATGCTTTAATCCTATTCCACAAATCCATAAAGAAATCTTTCGTGACTCTATGCCGCAAAAGAACTGCTGAATTGTTTGCCCTGCCTCTTTGGGGATTGTTTTCCCACCAATTACCGGACTTACAAGCAATCATTTCATGGTCGTCTGCTGAAAATAAACTAATCATAGCCGCACGACGAATACC